GCTAAATCAGGTCGGATGCCGCTGCTCTTGGATCACGATCCACGCCAGCAGATTGGTGTGGTAGAGGACGTAAGCCTTGATGGCTCGGCCCGTAGATTGCGGGCGACTGTGCGTTTCGGAAGAAATGGACTTGCCAAAGAGGTTTTCGACGATGTTGTGGATGGTATCAGAAGCAACATCAGCGTTGGCTATCATGTCAACGATATGGAGCGTCAAGATGCGGATAGCTACCGCGTGAAGTCTTGGCTTCCAATGGAAGTATCAGTTGTGAGCATACCCGCAGACAGGACAGTCGGGGTGGGCCGCGCAGCAGAGAAGCCACCCGCAAAACCTATCACTGAAACTCTTATTAGAGAGGAAACTGTCATGTCGGAAGAAAACAAGATCGACATCGATGCGGTTAAGGCCGAAGCTACTCGCGCCGCCGCAAAAGATACTGCTGAAATGTATCGCTTAGCTGCAAAGCACAACAAGCGTGATTTGGCAGACAAAGCCGTATCAGAAGGCCGCTCACTCGCAGAATTTCGCGGTGAATTGCTGGATGTAATCGGTAATGCACCATTGGATACGCCAAATGAAATCGGACTTGCCCCGAAAGAGGCCCGTCAGTTCTCATTGCTTCGCGCTATCCGCGCCCATGCAAACCCAACTGATCGCTCTGCACAAAAGGCTGCTGCTTTTGAATTAGAAGCTGCTGCTGCTGCGTCAGACGCGATGGGTGTTGAAGCACAAGGCATTATGATCCCAGCAGATGTATTGCGTAGCTGGAAAGTACGCGACATGAATACAACTGACGATGCTGGCATCATTGCTGATGATTTCCGTGGTGGCGATTTCATCGACGTATTGCGGAATGCTTCATCAGTCATGCAAGCTGGTGCAACAATGCTGACAGGCTTGTCAGGCAACGTGAAGATCCCAAAGAAAACAGCCGCATCATCTGCTGGTTGGATTTCATCTGAGGGTGGCGCATCTGGCGAAAGCGAGCCAACTGTTGGTCAGGTCACTATGTCACCTAAAGTATTGGGTGCGCATACAGACATTACACGCCTTATGATGCAGCAATCATCTCTGGATGTTGAAGCATTGGTGCGTAATGATCTGACATCTTCTATCGCACTTGCGATTGATTTGGGTGCATTGGCTGGAACAGGCTCATCTGGTCAGCCTACTGGTGTGAAAAACACATCTGGCATTAACACGCCAACCAACTTTGCTGGGGTTAATCCAACATTCGCTGAAGTTGTAGCGATGGAAACTGCGGTAGCAGAAGATAACGCTCTGCAAGGCAACTTGGCTTACATCTTGCCAGCCAGCATGTACGGTGCATTGAAAACAACTGCAAAAGACGCTGGTTCAGGCCAGTTTGTAGTTGCTCCAGATGGATCAATGAACGGCTACAATGCAATCGTGTCAAACCAAGTTACTGCTGGTGATCTGTATTTCGGGAACTTCTCCGACTTGCTGATCGGCATGTATGGCGGTTTGGACATTGTTGTAGATCCATATACTGCGTCTAGCTCAGGCACAGTACGGATTGTTGCATTGCAAACTGTAGACGTAGCTGTACGTCACGCAGTAAGCTTTGCATTCAACAATGACGGTGCATAAGAGTGCTAACTTGGGAGGGCCACTTGGCCCTCCTTTCCAATAAGGGGCGAAAGATGAAATATATTATCCTGAAATCCTGTGTTGCTGCTGGTCAAGCTAGAAAAGCCGGTGACATAGTTGAGTTGGGCGCAGATGAAGCGACTGCGTTAAAGGGATATGGGCGCATTGATAATGCTCCTGAGCCTAAGCCTGTTAAGGCTCCGACTGATCGGGCAGCAAAGCCTAAGACCACAAGGGCGAAAAAGAGCTAACGATGGCGATACCATTTGCAGATGATTTATCAAATATCTTCGACGTTGATGAATTTGCGACTGCCGTTACATATAACGGCGGCACGATAAATGGTATCTTCGATAATGAGACAGTTCCCATTGACGCTGGAGGGTTTGCGGTCGTGCATCAAGAGCAGCCGCGACTGACCTGTCGAACAGTTGATCTTTCGTCTATCTCTGAAGGTCAGGCTATGGTTATAAACAGCGTGAATTATACAATTCAGGCTTGGATTGATGATGGCACAGGGGTCACGGTAATTCAGTTGGAGAAAGTATAATGGCGCATGTTCGCAAGCAGATACGCGACAGAATGGCCAGCACTATTTCCACTGGAGCTACTTTGGTATCTAGCCGCGTATATACTACAAGGGTTTATCCGCTGACTGACGCCAACCTACCGGCGATTACTGTATATACGGGTTCAGAGGTTTCAAACCGCTTGAATATGGGGTTGAATGATCTGAACAGAAGTTTGACGGTTGATGTTGATGTATATGTTAGGGCTACATCAACATTTGATGATGATGTGGACGCTATTGCTGTCCAGATCGAAGAGGCAATAGCCGGTGACTTTACGGTCAACGGTCTTGCAAAAGAGGCTGTGCTTACTGGAACTGAAATTCAGTTTTCAGGGGATGCGGAGCAACCTATAGGGGTTGCGAAGCTGACTTATTCAGTGAGATATGTTACAGCATTAAATGATGTAGAAACGGCCAAGTAAAGGAGAAACGCTATGGCTACATATTTCGGATCTGATGGGAGCTGCAAGGTAGTTACTTCTGGCGGCTCTCCAGCTTCATTAGGTGAATTGTTAAGCTGGTCTATTACTATGACTTCTGACACGGTTGACAGCACTTCGATGGGCGATACTAACCGCACATACGTTGCGGGTCTTGCAACAGGCACAGCGAGCTTGTCATTGTTCTGGGATCCGGATGATGGTGCGCAAGTTGATCTTGTCCAGAGAGACAGTGTGGATGCTGAATTTTACGGTGAAGGTGAAACCGCAGGCGACACTAAATACACCGGCACGTTCATTGTCACATCTGTAGCGCGTGGAGCAACCCATGATGGCTTGGCTACGCTTGAGGTCGAGATGCAGCTTACCGGCGCATTAACGATTGGAACGGTCTAATAATGTCAATCACATCTAAGATTGAAACGGCTGCTTCTGAGTTAAGGACGGTAGAAGTTCCAGAGTGGTTGATCGATGGTCAGCCACTCAAAATACATTATTCCCCCATGACTGTTGCGGAGAATAAAAAGATCAACAAGCGTCATGCAAACTTCATGGAAAATCTTCTTGACGCTGAGGTTCAAGTCTACATCATTATTATGAAGTCATTGGATAGCAAGGGTGATCCTTTATTCGAGATTGGAGACAAGAGTTGGTTTGACAAACAAGAGCCATTAATTGTCTTGCGTTTGGCGTCTTTATTCGTTTCTGGCCGCACAGTGGAGGAACTGGAAAAAAACTAATTGACGATCCATTCAGGATGAATGTTGTTTCATTGGCTGAAAAGCTAGGCAAAACGATTGCTGAGATTGATGAAATCACAATGGAAGAGTATAATGAATGGGTCGCGTATTACAAAGTCTTAGAGGAGCGCAGCAAAGATGGCCAGTGATCTAAATATCATCGTAGGCGTCCATTCTGGTGATGCAATCCGAGATTTGGCTAATGTTCGCAAGCAGGTTGATAACGTTGGCGCGGCAACAAAGCGAACAAGCAACGCCTTAAAGCAACATACTAATCAGTATAACAAAACTGCTGTTGCGGTAAATAAATTCGGCAAAGGCGCTATGCAGCAAGCGGGTTATCAAGTTGCTGACTTCGCGGTTCAGTTGCAGAACGGCACGAGCTTTCTCCAAGCGTTTGGCCAACAGGGTTCACAAATGCTTGCTGTTTTTGGGCCGATTGGAGCGGTTCTTGGCGCTGGGGTTGCCGTGGCATCTGCGCTGGGAACGGTATTTCAAGGATTAACTGGCACCACAAAGGGCTTGAATGAAAGTTTGGATGGCACGAAGGACGCCATGTCTGCTCTCAATTCTAGCTTAGACTTGAGTTTTACACCCTTATCTGACTTGGATGATAAGTTTGGGTCTTTTGCTGGCAAGGTGCGTGAGCTTAGTGAAGCTCAAAGGATGTTAAACTTCCAGAGGACAGCGATAGAAATAACTAATGCTGTCACCGCGATTGAAGGCACGGTTAAAATGGGCAGGCTCGAAAAAGCCATTGCCGCTATCAAAAATTTTGGTCCTGTGACTGAAAATGCTGGAACTGAAATAAGAAAGCTGTCTAAAGATTTTGAAATTACGGCTTATGATGCCTTCGAGCTTCAGAAGTCGTTTGAGAAATTGTCTAACGCTGGCATAGGTATTGAAAAAAAATCGGAGGCGCTTCTAAACTTGCAGAAGGCTCTTCAGACTGTTGAGCCGACAACCGACGAAGGTGTGCTGGCTTTAGCTGAATTGAGCGAACAAGTGGGTAAGGGCGCACTATCTGCTTACGAATATTTAGCGGCAATGGAATTTTTGGCAGCGGGAACCCGTGGGGTTACTGAAGAAACCAAGAAGTTAAAGGTTGAGATACCTAAGATCGCGCCAGAAATACAAAGAATAAATGATGCTGCAAACATGGTCGGGAGTTCATTTGAGCGCTCAATGATGTCTATGGTAAAAGGCACTGCAACAGCTAGAGATGCCTTTAGGGCAATGGCTTCGGACATTATCTCAGAGCTTTACCGTATCTTTGTTGTTAAGCAGATTACAGGATTTATTACGGGGGCTATTCAGGGAGCGTTTATGCCGCGTCAATATTCTGCCCCACCCGTTGCGCCAAGGGCTATTGGTGGTCCTGTTTCTGCTGGTAGCCCATATCTGGTTGGAGAGAGAGGCCCAGAGCTTATGATCCCGTCCAGAAGCGGAACAATCATTCCCAATAACAAGCTTGGCGGCGGTGGAGGCAATGTTGTGGTAAATCAAACCATCAACGTCACCACAGGCGTACAGCAAACCGTACGTGCTGAGATTAAGCAGTTAATGCCACAGATAGCAGACAGCGCTAAAGCTGCTGTAGTAGACGCTAAGCGGCGTGGTGGATCATATGGAAGGGCATTTGCATAATGGCTGTTACTTATCCCTTATCACTTCCTACCGCCACAGGAATAGCTCAGATAGAAATTAGAGCGGTGAATGCGGTTGCTTATAGCAGATCGCCTTTTACATTCTCAGGTCAGGCTCATGCATATTCTGGTCAAATGTGGACTGCTGATGTTACATTGCCGCCAATGAAGAGACCTGATGCGGAGCAGTGGATCGCTTGGCTAATTTCCCTTAGAGGCCAGTTTGGCACTTTCCTTCTTAATGACCCTGCTGGAGTTACTCCAAGAGGATCGGCTGGCGGTTCACCTTTGGTTAATGGAGCAGCACAGACAGGTAATCTTATCAATATAGATAACTGCACAGCAAGTCAGACGGGCTGGCTAAAAGCTGGTGATTATGTGCAATTTGGCACAGGCTCATCTTCCTCTTTGCATAAAGTATTAGAGGATGTGAATAGTAATGGCAGCGGTGAAACCACATTAGAAATTTGGCCTAGCGTTAGAACAGCACCAGCCGATAATTCAGCAGTGGTTACTTCAAGCGCAAAAGGGTTGTTTAGGCTATCGTCTAACGAGCAAGCATTTTCAGTTAATGAGGCAAGTATTTACGGCATCACATTCGCGGCAATGGAAGCAGTCTAATGTCCAGAGATAATGCAGAAATCATATCAGCGCTTCAAGCCGATAGGGTAGAAATATTCAATGCTGTAGAGATTTTCTTAGACAACAGTACGCTAAGGTTTTGGACGGGCTACGGCAAAAGGGCTATTGGCTCTCCTATTGCAGCAAACCTTGTGGCTGTAGGTGATGAATATATTATAACATCTGTTGGTGATACCAATTTCACACTTATTGGTGCTGCGTCAAATACCGCTGGTGAAGTATTCTATGCCACTGATTTAGGAACAGGCACAGGCACAGTTTCTAAGGTTTACACTGGTGCTGGTCAGTTGATGAGCATTTCAGGATTAAGTGAGGTCAGTGATTTAAGCGCACAGAGTGCTACTATTACATTCAGCGGTATTACGTCAGAAATATTATCTATGGCGCTCCAAGAACCCTATCAGCGCCGTGAGTGTAAGATTTACTTTGGCATTGCCTCTACAGATTGGATTTTACAGTTTGGTGTTTGGGATGACACTGGCGTTTGGATAGATACATCTGAATGGAATGATACTCCCACTGATACTGATGCGAGTGATTTGTATTATGCAACTGCTGAAGTGTTTAGCGGCGAAATGGATACAATGGACATTGCTGATAGTAGTGAAACAAGCACCATTCAGCTTCAGGTCACTAGCCGTTTGATAAAATTAGACCGTGCTAATGTTCGCAGATATACGTCAGAAAATCATAAATCCCGTTATCCAAACGACATCTTTTTTGATACAGTGGCAACATTGCAAGATCAATCCATTGTATGGGGTCGCCCATTGTGAACTTAGAAGCCTTAAACCAATATCTGGATGAAGTAAGAGATGAGCCATTTGTATGGGGTCAGCATGATTGTTTGACGTTTACAAACACGGCATTTCACAAGATGTATGGTGAGGGTTGGTGCGATGATTGGCTAGGTCGCTACATGAACGGGGATAATCTAATCACCAACACACAGCTAAAAGAAGAGTTTGGCTTTGACACGCTAGAAGAGGGAATAACCAGCAAGCTTACTAAGATTGACTATATCCCGCCAAGGGGTGCTTTAG